TTTAGCAGCAATGAGCAGACCACGCTCGTCCGTCCAACCAGCAATCTGAATTACCGCCGCCTCAAGGGAGGTTTCGTTCAGGTCAACTTGGGTAGCCGGGGTATTAGCGTTGGTGCCGCCCGAGACCAGCGGATGGCTGGAATTGCACAGCGAGACGCCGTCGCCACCGTTGTAGCCGCTTGACTGGAACGCGTTGTTAAGAACCGCAGCCGCTTTGACTTGCTTCGTATACGCCATAGCACGGGCCAGAGCCTTCGTATAGCGAGCCGAGAGCGAGTCATACAGGTTGTCCTCAATCGCCTCTTCAGTGATCGAGAAGCCCAGCGCGATGGTCTGGTGGTTATAACGAGCAGTCCAAGCTTCTTGCGCATTGTCATACGCAATCGCAGAACCTTCGTTTTTCACCGGAGCCGCACTGAAGCCTGACAGCTTGGTTTCTTCTTCAAAAGAACGCTCGGAAGTCTCAGTTTCGTAGATTTCCTTATGTTCTTCACCATAACGAGCATACTCCATGCCAAACAATGCGTTCAGGCCGGGGAGAAGCTCTTTCAGTAGTTGCGCACGAGAAATAGCCATGTTTTATCCCCTATTAAACGCCAGTGGCGTTGTCGTATTGGTGCATACCGAAGTTCCATTTCACGATAACTTCCGTGTAGGAACCAGCCGCGTTAACGGTTTCCGGCACCACATCAATAATACGAATCGGCAGAGCCGCGTTCGTCGCTGTAGTAGCCGAGACCGAAACCGCCGAATCACCCGTAGTGGTCGAACCCGTATTTTGCACCAGAGCGGTATTCATACCGACCGCTGCGCGGGTAACACCACCAATCGTAGTACCGCTCGAAACAACAGCAACTTGCATCAGGACGAGGTTATCGTCACAGACATAAGCCTGAATGTCCGAAGCAACGGTGCCAGCAGGATAGTACTGGGCGTTGATCTTTTGATTCGTGCTGGGATTCGTGTAGGTACAGCCAAGAAAAACACCAACCGGGGTTGCCGCGCTCGTGCCGGTATCTTTCGTCGCATTGCCCGAAGCGTTCAGCTTGACAACATCGCCATAGAAAATCGACGTGCCTTCAGCGCTGCCAATCGGGATGAGACGGGTGGAACCAGCAAAAACACGACCGCCGATCAGGTTGATAGGACGCAGCCCATAGGGTGCGCTAACCGTCGGATAAGCCATATTTAGCTCCTAAATTATTTAGAACCGCGCCCGAATGACACACCGGTTTTGCTCTCACGGAAGAGAGGCATCCGTTCATCACTCTGGCGCATGAAGTTGTTGTCCACGGCATCCATTTGGGCTGTAGATTGACGATTATAATAATCATCACGCTCTTTAATCATCTCAACTGGTGCCTTACACAACAACAAACCGCCGACCTCAACATTGTCTTTAAAACGACTGTTAGGATCGACATGCATTAACATCTCCGGATGATCGGCAATCTTTACAGGTTCCCAACCCTCACGTAGTTTTGCGGAAAGATTTGTCGGGTCTACTTTACCCAGCAAAGCCGTCCGAACGTACCGAAATCCATAGCCCGGCTCCGGGTTTGGAGTGGGCAGCAGTTCCGGGGGTGCCCAAGTTTTTTACGCTGCGCTTGTTCGCGCGTTGCAACTTCACGAGTAAGACGATTTTCAGACATTATCTGTTCTCCTGTTCAACAAGTCTTTTGGCATATTCAGCATAGCGTTCCAGAGGAACATGCAACCTTTTTGCTAACTCGACTTGTGTTTTACTTAAAATAATCTTTTTACTACCCGTTGAACGTTTTGTTGGCGCTACAACGGTTGTAGATTTTTTAACTACAGGCTCCTTTTCTGATCTATCGTCTTGAGTACCCTGCGTAAAAACTTCAGGGAATCTCATTTTCATATGCGAATCTATGTTCGCAAAATACTCGTCACTACGCGGGTCTACACCCGAACTCAGTAACTGCTTATGGCGAACAATCGCGACGGCAGTCATCTCGTCATCAGCCCCAAACCACTGGTTTCTTGCCTGCCAGCGCAGCGTCTTCTCGTCCGGGATGCCGACTTCCTTGAGGTCGTAGGCGGTCACGTGGCCGATATTGCGCAGCCGTTCGATGGGCCGATTTTTCTGAGCCATGAGTTCAGGGGCTTTCGTGGAAAGAGGCGTGGTTCACATCGTCGCGCCGACGACCCAGGGCGCGAACTCGTCGTCGCCGAAGCCCATCTTCTCGCTCTTGGTCGGTTCGCCCGACGCCGTGCGCAGGATGAGATCGAGGACCCGCTGGCCGCATTGCTCGACGGTCTCGCTGCCGTCGACGATGGTGCCGCAGTTGATGTCCATGTCG